TATTTATATAAAGAATATTTAAAAAAAACATTAACAAATAAAATTTTATTTATTCATATTCCTAAAAGTGGAGGAATGTCTTTTTATAAAAGCATTAAAAATTTTTGGTGGAAGTCTCCTATCTTTAGATTAGGATTACATGGAACTTGTAAACATTTAATTTCTAAAACAAATTATAACTTTATAAAAAATAATAATATAAAAATATTAGCAATATATAGAGATCCTTTTGAAAGATTATACTCTGCATATACATATGGAATACTACAAAAGAAAAAAGAAAATCCTAAAATAAAAAATCAAAACAAAGATTGGTTTCAGGAGTTATATTCAAAAGCATTTAAAGATATGTCTTCGTTTAATTCTTTTTGTAAAAATATTTACAACTATTATTTAGAGCAAAACAAAAAATTTGAAGAACTTATTATTAAACCTCAATATGAATTTATTACAGATTATAAAGATAATATTATTGCAGATTATATAATAGATTTAAAAAATATAAATAAAGAATGGGTTACTCTTTGTAATAAATATAACTATGGAAAAATAACCCCACTATTAAAAATTAATAATAGTAATAATAAAAAGTATAACTTCAATCAGATTTATAATAAAGATACAATAAAAATTGTTGAAAAAATATATGAAAAGGATATAAACATATACGAAGAAATACAAACGAGGAATAAATATGGCATTTAGGACAGGAAGTAGAAAATTTGCTAGCACTAAAAGAGGAATGAATGCAGCAAGAAGACAAGCAAAAAAGATGGGTATGGATATTACAGTTGGTGGTAAGAAAAAAATTGTTGGAAGAAATCCTAAAAAAAGTGGGATGACTAAAGCAGGAAGCAAAAGAAGACGAAGAATGTCGGAGTATTAATATGAGTGTAGAATTATTAGCAATGTTAGGTGGGTCGCTATCAGGTTTTGTTATGAAACTTATTGCAGCTCAAGCACAATCACAAGCACAAATGCTTGATGGTATGTTAAAAAAACAAGGTGCAGCAGATGATTCTGCTGACAAAGCAATGGCTAGAACAGGACAAGCTGGTGCTATAGTTAGAAGAGTTATAGCTATATGTACGTTGTTTGCTGTAATTTTTGCACCATTCATACTTGCGTTTTTTAATGAGCCAGTAACAATAGAAGCTAATAAAGCAGGTGGTTTATTTGGATTTCTTTTTGGAGATATGTTTGCAAAAGGAAATGGTTGGATTGAATTACAAGGTTATGTATTGTTACCAGAAGTAAGACAAACAATGTTAGCCCTTGTAGGATTTTATTTTGGAAGTTCACAGGTTAAATAGAAAGAGGTAATAAAATGTCAATGAATACTAATTTAGCAGCAGATATTGCAGTAAAAGCAGGTACAGCTTTTAAAATTAAATCAGAAGAATGTGAAACTCTTAATGCTAATCAAAAAAGTACTGCTCAAAGTTATGATAGATTAGCTCAAGTAGTAACACTAGAATCATCAAGAACTTTTTTTCAATTAGGTGATGATGCTGAATTAGATGGATCAGCTGCTGCATTTGGTAATGAAATATATATTGCACCTAATGGAAAAACAGAAATTTTTATATTGCCAGCTAATCTTAAAATTAAAGCTAATAGACGAATTTGTATAATTGTATATGGTATATAAAAAATGTCAAAAAAAGAGTCAGGTGAAAAAATCATCATTGAAGGGATACTTTATAAAGATAAAGATGAAATAAAATTTAAAAATTCTAAAGATGATATTTATAATTCCAAAGGGGGCAAGGAAGTTACAGAATCTGTAGCTACAGAAACTGTTGCAACTGAAGCAGTCAGTCAAACAACTCAATCAGGCATTCAAGCCATTATATCTCAAGTACAAACACAAGCAGCAAATTTAGGATTTGGTGGATGCGTTGCTGTTACATCTGGTATGGGATTTCAGTTAGAGCATACAATAGATCATAGTAATCAAGCAGTAGAAAAAGCTAGACCTATGATTGTAGAACTTATTGAAACAGGAACTATACAAGAAACTATACCAGAAGGTCATAGTAAACATGGACAAGAAATACCAAAGATAGAAAGTTTTTTAGGATTAAAAGTTGGAGAAGCTAGAGCTAGAGCTATAGAAGAAAAAAATAAACCTGAAGAATTAAAAGAAGCACAAAGAACAATGACTAGATCAGCAAGAAGTCCTGATGTAAATGACTTTGGTGAAAAAAAAGCGAGTATGCAATGATACATGTACAAATAATTTGGGAGCATATACAAGCTCATGCAGTAGGAATAGGAATAGGTTTATTAGGATTTATGGCAACTATAAGTATCTTCTTGCCAAAAGATAGTAAGCTATATAAATTAATTACTTGGATGAAAAAGAAATAGGAGATTATAATGGCAGTAAAAAAGAAAGCTAAAAGTAAAGTAAACCAAGCAGGTAATTACACAAAACCTACAATGCGTAAAAGACTTTTTAATAAAATCAAAGCTGGCGGTAAAGGTGGTAAGCCTGGTCAATGGAGTGCTAGAAAAGCACAAATGTTGGCTAAACAATACAAAGCTGCTGGTGGCGGGTATAAGTAAAATAACTAGTTAACTACAGGAGGTACATATGTACGGCAAAAAGAAATCAAAAGGTGGCTCTATGATGAAAAAATCAAAGGGCGGATCTATGATGAAAAAGTCAAAAGCAATGAAGAAAAAGAAAAAGAAATAAATTGATATACCAAAAAGGAGAATATTTATGTCATATCTAATAAGTAACATCCCACATTTTAAATGTTGGGTTCGCAGAGAGTTCACTTGCAATCATGAAAAATATCACAATGAATATCTTCATGCACTTGCAATCGCAGTTAACACAATACCTGATCGATCATTAAGTTTCCAAGTAGTATTTACAGGATGCGAATCTGATTGTGAAGATAATGATGAAGGTAATATACATGGTGGTGCTATGTGGGCAAGAATGCCTATACAAGGATTAGTAGCAGATATACCTATGGATGATTTTCCTATGCCTATGGAAGATCATTTAGCTCAACCTTGGGATTGTGAATCAAGAGATCATTCAGTTATTACAATGGATAGAGTTAGTTCATCTCCTTGGTTATGTAAAATAGGAGGAGAGTTTTTCAGAGGTAAATATTTATTTACTGTAGATTATACTAATAACAGTATTGCTGATGATCCAGCACAACATAAACAATCTCATGTTTTATATATAACTGAAGATTGCCAATGGAAAGGAAATATGGTTGCATTGCCAAATAATAGGGTAAGGGCAACAAGTCCAGCATTATGGGTTACTGGAGAAGGACCACCTGATTTTAAACCATCACAATGGTCACATTCTGCTGAAGGACATGAAAGTTATCTTGATCCCTCTATAACATTTAATAATTTATATGAGTAAAAGTATGAAAAAGAAACGAGATCCAAAGGTAGGAACGGGTAAAAAACCTAAAGGTAGTGGCAGGCGTTTATATACAGATGAGAACCCTAAAGATACTGTAAGTATTAAGTTTGCAACAGAAGCTGATGCTAGAGCAACAGTAGCAAAGGTTAAAAAAATAAATAAACCCTTTGCTAGAAAGATACAAATACTTACAGTATTAGAGCAGAGAGCTAAAGTTCAAGGTAAAAATAAACAAGCCGCTATAGCTAAAGCAGGTAAAGAAGCAATAAGAAGAGCTAGAGGTAAAAAGAAATGACATTAAAGAAAAGTCAAAAGTCTTTAAAGAACTGGGGTAAACAAAAGTGGAGAACTTCTGATGGTAAACCTAGTAAAGGAAAGAAAAGATATTTACCAGATGCTGCATGGAAAGCATTAACTCCTGCAGAAAAAAGAGCTACTAATAAAGCTAAAGCTGCTGGTAATAAAAAAGGTAAGCAACATGTTAAGCAGCCTAAAAAGATTGCAAAGAAAACTAGGAGATATAGATAATGGCTAAAAAGAAAGATCCAAGATTAGCAAGAGCTGGTGTTAGTGGATATAATAAGCCAAAGCGTACACCTAGCCATAAAACTAAATCACATGTAGTTGTTGCAAAAGTAGGAGATAAAATTAAAACAATTAGGTTTGGTCAGCAAGGTGTTAAAGGTGCTGGTAAAAATCCAAAGTCGGCTAAAGATAAAGCTAGGAAAAGAAGTTATTATGCTAGACATAATGCACAAGATTCTAATCCTAGTAAGTTAAGTGCAAGGTATTGGTCACATAAGGTTAAGTGGTAATGAATAAAAAAGAACGTATATTAAGAAAATTATGGCATAGAATAGAAGTTATATGGATTATACTTATATTCATTGTATTATTTTTAGCAGCTTCATTAAAATCAGAAGCTGATTTAATATATAATTTAAGAGCCGAACTAGAAGATAAATATATTTATATAGATAATGAAAAACATTATTATGATATATTTTTTATATCTACACCTAGTTATGCAACAGTTACCTTTGATAATTATGCAGCAGATTTAGGATCAAGTAATGAAGATTATGATTATAATGATCCTTATTTATATTTACTACCAAACTTTCAACAATCTATTTATAATTATATATATGAAGACGATGATGGTAATGAAGATGTAGAAGAAGGACTATTTTTTTATTTAGCAGATATTACATTTACTAACAATATGATTGCGTTAGTCACATCATATGATCCTGAAGTTAAAGGTACAGTTGACTTCAATATCACAAGTGATAATCAATTAATGATTATACCAGAACCTGCAGCAATAAGTTTGCTATTTACAGCAGGTATTTTGTTGATAGTATTACGCAAAAATAAAAGGTTAGTTTGATGACAAAAAAAGATGGCGATTTAAGCGTTAAAGAGAAGGAATGGTTAGAGACTGCTACTAAATACGTTAGTAGTAAGCATCTACCTGTATTGGGAAAAATGTTGAAAATAGTTGATGATGTATCTCTAACTGTTGGTAGAGCATTGTTCTTTGGAATGATTGTTGCTACTTTAATTGTGTTAGGAGTTAAAATTTTTAAATAATTTGCTACCTAGATGTGGAAGGGTTTCCTCCTTTTACCCACCCATCTAGCGTGGCTTTAAGGAATATATGGCTAGTGCAAAAAAAATAGCAGAATTAGTAAGAGGATTTGCTGTAGATCAAGTTGTACAGGGAGATGGAGTTCTTCCAACATTTACAGACCAACAAGTTATAGATGCAATTAATTTTGCAAAAGCTGATTTATTTTCTAAAAGACCAGAAGCATTTAGTTCTTCTGCAATAGTAATAACAGAACCATCTGATATTACAGATGTAAAATCATCAAAAAGATTTTTAGATGGAGATTTAGCTCATTGGCAAAATATAATAACATCTGGTGGTGGATATATAACTGCTAGTAATATTCAACATGGTAAGATAGAATTTACAATAAGAATACAAGATGAAGATCAGAGTAATAGTAATACAGAAAAAAATGGAGGTATATTTTTAATTTGTGCAGAAGGTGCTGGCAATGAAGTTGGCGAACCAATGACTTACGGACAATTAGAAGACGGCAAAATAGCAATAAGAAAAGATGAAGCTGGATCTGCAACTACAGATGATTATGGAATTATTTCAACAAGCAAAATAAATGATGGTCAAATACACCACATACAATTAGATGGCACAGCTCAAAATACAATTACATTAAGCATTGACGGAACTCAAGAAGCATCTATTTCAAATACATCTGGTATATTTGATGTAGCTGGAGTAGACGATCTTCTTATACCAGGAACTAATGTTACTGGTACTCTTGATGCATCACCATCTCCAGTGCCTTCATTGTATCAACCCTATTCTTTTAATGGTATTTTTGATATATATGAATTTGTTTTATTTGATAATTCAGGAGTTCCTTTTTTTGAAGCTGTAAGAAATAATACTTTTGGAAATGATTTAAATGCTTCTTTATCATTAGGAAGTCCATCAGGTTCTAATCAACCTGAAAGTAAAAGTCCAAGTACATTAGATATGTTAAACTGGGCTATAACTCCTTTATCACAAAAAGCTGCATCAGTTTTATTATCACAACAAAGTAAAGATGTATTTTATAGAGAGGCATCAGTAGCATTAGATAAAATTTATAATGGGAGTATTTGATGGCTTTTGAAAATGCTAAACGATTATTGCAGAATAAACATGCAAGATTATCTACCACAACTGAAGGTATATATGATGATAATTTAATTGTTTTATTTTGGGAGAATATAGAAGCGAAGCATGTTACTGAATGTATAAACTTTTTAAATGAAAGTACTCAACGAGTAATTAATGCTCCATCAGTTTTTTATGATATATCTTTTGATAGTGATCTGCATCATTTACATGCATACTACAGAGAACAAGATCAAAGAATATATAGAGTACTAGCACCTAATGCTATAACTACAAGTTCTATTACACAGTCTGCAACTAAATGGAGATTGTTAAGTGGAGAAACATATCAAGCAGGTACAAGTAATGTGGTACTCGTTATGTATAATGTGAATCCTGCTAATATAGTTGCTCTAGAAACTGAAGCTTTATCTGAAACATTTACTGATAGTATTTATTTATTAGGTGGTACACAACTAACTGGTACTTGGTTTAATATTGCAAGAGAGTCTGACTTTCAAAGTGACACAGGACTATATGATTTAAGATGGTATATATCTAGATACAATACTAAAGAATATATATTTCATTATAAAAGAAATGAAGAAGTTACTGTAGTAAACTTTTTTAAACATCATATGACTTCTGGTGATATATCAAACTTTGAAGATCAATATTATTTTGATAAAGATTCTCCAGGGGATTATTATGTTTCTACAGCAGGAGATCCAACAAATTATATTAGTAAAAATGGAGACACTACACAAACAGGTTCATTAAGTTCTATTTCTAAACCATCAAAAATTACAGATGCTCAAGATGGAAGAACAGTTGAGTATACACAAAAACCTGATAGAGAAAATGGTGAGATAGATATTACTGTACAATTAATTTATGAAACATCTAGATCTGCTGGAACTTCTACACCAACAGAAAACTCTATTTCTAATCCATCTACTGCATTTATACAAAAGTATGGAGAACCAGAAAGAATAACTAAATATATAGGTAGCTTTAAAGCTATAAGTTTACCTAGTAGTCAAGATGTATCTGGTACTGTTGCCACAGGTGGAAGATCTAAATCTGTTAAAAGAGTAGTTAATCCTGAAGTTCAAGGTAATTTATATTATTATGATTTATTTGAAGAAATTTATACAGCACCACAAGATGATGGAGATGCATGGATGTTTACATCTTCTGATTTAATTTTTGATAGAGAAAGAAAAACAGTAGCTAATTATATTACTAGTGATGAAGGTCTTTTAAATTTTGAACCAGCTGATGCTTTAGATGGCTTAACTTCTACTACTGGACCAAAATATTCAACTGTAGAAATATCAACAAAAAGAACTAAAAATGTTATTAAACATAGAAAATATTTTGTTAGACATCCTTTAGCTGCAGACCTTACTGCTGCAGGTATTACAGGATTAGAAACAGCATCTACAAGTCCAACAAGTGTTACTCAATTTCGTGTAGTAAGATTAAGTAAAGATTTATTTGCAGTTGAAAGAATAGTTACTACATTAGGTACTAAAGAAGTAGATAATGATAATAGAACTATTGCAAGTCATGCTAGATATAAAATTCAAGGTGGTGATATGGATATTGAAAGTCAAACTGATGGCTTAACAGGAGGAACTTAATATGGCTAACATAAATAAAATATATCAAGAATCTAATGTAACTGGTGGTCAAAGCCGTGAAGAAATAGATGCAATAAATAAAATGAAAGCAGAAGAACGTGATCGAAGAAGAAGATTATCTGCATTTATGAGACAACAAAGACGAGCTGATGAAGATGGTTTTTTTTCTGCAGAAGAACAACAAGCTGCAAGAGAAGAATTTGCTAGAATAGAAGAACAACAACAAAGTGACGAAGAAAGAAAAAAACTTTTTGATACTCTTTTTGATATTAAAAAACCAGAACATACATCAGAATTAGATGCTGCTAAAAGATTAATACCAGTATCTACTATTGATGCTGATAAAGTTGTAGGAACTGATAGTGAAAAAAGATTACTATTTAAAGATCCTTTACCTGATGGACCATATGTAGCAGAAGATGATGGAAAAGTTTTACAAATAGTAGATATAAATGAAGGCAATGCACTTTTAGCTGCAGATTATCAATTTAAAAAACAATTTTTAAAATGGGTATAAGCAATGGCTATCACAAATACTTTAACTTTTGGAAAGTTACAGAAGTTACATGGATGGGAACTAGAAGCTGGTGCATGTATATTAACTGCACAATTTGTTAAAACAGCAACATCAACAGACTTTCCACTTACAAACACATATGATGAATCAGGTGATATAACTACTCCAGCATGGAGTTGGGCAAAAAGATCTGATGCTCAAAAGTTAATTGATTTATTTGATGAACGTGCAAAATTTTTAGGATCTAATATGACTGCTACAGCTAGTGCAGGTCAACAAGTTTTAGAAGCAGCTAACTTTGCAAAGCTTCAAGAAGTTTATACTACAGCTACTAATATACAATATTTATTACATCCAGCTTATAAAGGAGGAGATCAATCTGCAAGTGGTGTTACTTTTACTAATAATGATTTTCCAACTTTTGCAGAACTTAATAGCTCTAATGGAACTATAGATGAAGGAATATATCAATGGTGGTATGAGTTATGTAAATTTGCTGGATTAATTAGTACTAATGAAGGAGTTGAAACATGGGGATTTAGTTATAGAGATTCTAATACTGGTAATATTGTTAGACCAGGATCTTCAGGAAGTGGTATTAATGCATTAAGAGTAGTAACTGTAGGAGATCAAACAGATCCTGTAGTTAACAAAAAAATAATAGAAGAATTATTAGCATTAGCTAATATAGAACATTCTCAAAAAATTAAAGTAGAACATACAGGTACTACAAATACTCAATTTAGTGATGCTAATACAGTAGATACTATGACAAGTATAGGTACAGTAAATCAAAAAACTAGAACTTCAGATTGTGATAGTCAAAATGGAATAGCAGAATTAGCAGGTGGTGGATATTCTAGAACTTTATGGGAAGTAGATTGTGCATTAGGTTTTAATGACGGTCTTATTACTGGAACTACTGAAAATCCATTTGGTCAAAATGATGTAAGAGGTAATTATTGGTTTGCTACAAATAATACTGCTTCAATAAGTGCTATATCTTCTACTAGTAAAACTAAATCTGCATATTGTTTTGCATCTGTTAATGCTAAATATAAAGCAGACTGTACAGCTGATAATAATACCAGTATTGCTGATAGTTTTATGGATCTTGAAATGGAATACTCTGCTGGAGAATTAGATATTTCAGGTAATTATACTACAGGATTTGTAGCAAGATCAAGAGGTCAACAAAATTTAGCATTAGGTTCAGCTAATGTTCCTGTAACAATAACTGGCTATCATGTATATATAAGAGCTTTAACTGATAGTGGTCAAACATTTAGAGGTAATAGAACTAAATCTTCTGATGCTGTTTTTACTGAAGGATGGAATAGTATTGATATAACTGATACAGTAACAAGTGGAGCAGCAGATACTGTATATGCTGGAATATCTTTTATTGATGGTTTAAAAGTTAACCCTATTGCAGATGAAGATTTTTTAATGACTAATGTGCCTGAATTTGAAAACGCTGACTTTACTAAAATGACTACTGGTAATATAAGTATTAATTTAAATCCTATTGATAATCAAACAGGTGCTGAAGAAGATGATTGTGCTGTTCCAGTAAATAGTGGACAAATAAGTATAAGTATAACAGATTTAGATAGCACGACTCTTTCTGTAAATCATTCTGCTAATCCTTCAGTATTTTTCTGTCAACCAGGAATACTAATACTATATACTGGTCTTCATGCACCAACTAGTTCGCAAAGATTTTTCTATCAAAATTTTAATAGTTTACAAATTGTAACTAATGCTGAAATTAGAGCATTAGGTGAATTTAATTATAATTTAAGTGGTGAAATGGGAGCTGGGCTTGGAGGAACTCAAAACACTTTTACAGATACAGTATCATTACAAATAGCAGTACCTAATATAGCTAGTAATTATTTTGGACTATCTGCAATTTCTGATTCAGAAAGCTATACATTCTTCTGTAATGAAAGAGTAGCTACTACCACTACTACAACAACTGCAGAAGGAGGAAGTTAAAGGAGAAAATGTTAAGTATAGTAATACCAGTAAAAAATGAATTATATTTAGAAAAAACTATTAATAACATTAAAGAGCAACAGTTTTATGAAAATGAAATTGTTTTAGTTTTTGATGAAGATAATCCTAATTATTATTTTATAGATTACCCAATAAATAAATTAAAAATAATTGAAAATCCTATTCAGCAAGGAACATCTAAATCTAGAGATATTGGAATTATATCAGCTTCAAATAATTTAATAGTAACTTGTGATGCTCACATTATTTTTCCAGAAAAAGATTTTGATTTAAAATTTATAAAAGAACATATCAAATATCCAAATGATATTTTATGTACTAGATTACATTATACAAATGCTTTATTTAGACCTAAAAAAGAAAAGTTAATTCAAGCTGGTGCTACTATGATTCAGCAAACTAGTGAATATGAAAATGATTCAAGTATATTTATATTTCAAAAAATAATTGAAAATCCTAATGACACTTATCCAAAAGAAGTTCCTATGGTTATGGGAGCATGTTATATTTTTTCTAAAGAAAGATACATTAATGTTTTAAATAAACCATTAAGTGTTGGTAGTGGTTGGGGAATGGATGAACAAAAATTATCAATATCTAATTGGTTAGCAAGTGGAACATCAAGAGTAATAGAATATATAACATATCATGTTTCTGATTCAAAAGAAGGTAGAAAAAAAGAAGGAAGTATATGCAGCAAACCAGATCTTATTAAATATGATCATTATTATAATAATTTATCTTTATTAAAAATGTTTCCTATATCTAATATACTATATAATAAATTATTATCTGTATTAAAATCTAATAAAAAAGATTTAAAAATTTTTAAAGAAGTAGAAAAACAAATACCTAAATTAAATTATAAATTAAATACTAATCTTAAAATTGATGATTATATTAAGTATCACAATATACAAAATAATTGTGAAAAACCTTCTTACTTTCGAGTATATAAAATATATAAACCTGGAGTTAATACTGAATATAAAGATAATTTATTTATAGATAAACAATATGCGATTACTACATTAAAAAGAAGTGGTAGTAATATATTTTTAAATTGGATATATAGCCAATTAAATGGAGATGTATATTATTTAAATGCAATAAACTTACCTAGATATAAAGTTGATTATAAAAATTTAATTAGAAAAGGTAAGTGGGAAAATAATTTTAATTATAATCCAAGTAATACTACTAATAAAAAAATTATTTTATATAAATGGGAACATGTAAATTTAGAGCATCCAGATGTATCTCCGTATTTAAAATTTATTTATTCTGATTTTAATCAATCTATTTTATTATTAAGAAGTCCAGAAAATTATATATGTAGTGCAGCTAAATTAGATATTAGATTTAGAGATGATTTAAATGATATGGATAAACAATTAGAAGTTAATCTAACAACATGGATTGATTATGCAAAAAAATGTATACAATATAAAGATAATTATAAACAGATAGTTTATTATGATAGATTTATATCTGATAAAAATTATAGAAATATATTATTTGATAAACTAAAACTATCTAATAAAAATGAAGATTGTTTAGATAAATGTCTTAATTATGGAGGCGGTTCTTCTTTTGATTTATTAACATATGCAGATGGAAATGCTAGACAAATGGATGTACTTAATAGGTGGAAATCTTTTAAGGATAATAAGTATATTATTAAATGTTTTAAAGATCCAGAAATATTAGAATTAAAGAAAGAAATAGAAAGTTTATCTAGCTATTGACACAAAAAATAATACGTCATACTATCCCTGATATAAAAATCAAGGAAAAATTATGGCTTTCTCATTAGATGATGTAAAAACAGAAGTTATATTAGGGTTAAAAGCAGGTGGTCAAATACCTGCACAGCTAATAGATTATAGATCAAACCTAGCGATTAAACATATATTTGTAGAATCTGGAGTGCTAGTATTACCTAGATATATAAATGAAACTGCTGGAGAACATTTATATCATATAGAGCTAGGACAATCTGGTGTATCATTTGCACATACTCTTACTGATATAGAAACAATTAGATTTGTTAATTTATATAGAGTAGATGAGTTTTATAGTACACCTGGGAATGCACAAGAAATACAATCAAAAGTTAAATCAAAAAGTTTAGTTAGTCCACACTCTTATTGTATTGAAGAAATATATGACGCATCTACAACAACTAATTACATAAAGAAGTTAAGACTTTATAGTGAAAGCACTAAAACAAAAACTTATGGTTTTGAATTATTAACAGCAGTTAGTACTACAGAAGTAGGCATGATAGATGATATGTATCTACATGAGTTCAGAGAAGCTGTAATTAACTACGTTAAGTATCAGTTTCTAAATGATACAGGTAAACCATATTCAGAACCTAATTTAGGACAGATTCATTATAAGTTATATTTAGAATTTTTGAATAAATTAAAAGTAAAAGCATATAGAGGATTTATAAATCGTGATATATCTGCACAACCAGCAGTAAAGCCATTTATAGTATAAAGGATAATTTTTATGAGAACTCAAAGAGATAAAGAAAGAGCTGAAGCCTTACAAGAACAAAAAATTATACAGCAGGAAGAAGCAAGAATAGAAGAAGAAGGTTTAAGAGGTTCTGTTGCTGCATCAATAGCAGCTTTAGAAGGAGCTGCTGGCAGAAAACCATTTAAATTAAATCTTGGTCTTAATGAAGAAAGTTTTATATCTGGACTTCAAGTTCCAGAAGCTCCTGAAGTTTCATTAGGATCTTCAATGAAAATTGGTGGACCATTATATCAAGATCCAGAAATAGATAAGCCTAAAACAACATTTAAAAGAACTATGAGTGGATTTAAACCTGTAAGAGAAAAACCAACAACACCAATAGATCAAGTAAATATTGGTCCATTAATTCCTAATGTAAGTGCAAATATAGAAGACGATCAGACAGCAAGAGATGATTTACAAAAAAAATTATTTATGAAAGACAATGAAGATGCAATAAGAGAACAAATGATGAAAGAAGGAGTTTATTCAGCTGGAACATTTTCTACAGACGCTACAAAAATAAAAACAGCTGAAGATGGAACAGAAATTGAATTTAGTGGTCTTGCACCAGTAAAACAATTTGTAGATAATGTAGGTTTAGAAACTGAAGATGCCTTTAGAGCATTTGCACCATCAGAACTAGTAAAAAATTATGAAGATAGACAAAGATATGAAGAATTAAAAAGAGAAGCAGAAGAAGCAAATGCTGCAGGTATACGTGCTGGAGTTGTAGTGGATAAAAAAGATGGTATTACTGATTTTAGTACAGCTAGAATAGTATATCCAAGATTTGGAAAAAGAGGTCTTCCTCAAACAGATTCAGAAAGAGGTGTAGGAACAGGTGTAGTACAAGGTGGTTTACTAGAAGGTGAAAATGTTGATTCAAATATTGGTAAACTTTTAAGAATTAGAGCTAACGATGTGAGCTTGTCGGCAACTAGAGAAAAAACTAATACTGTTGCAGCAAAAATTCTTGAATTATTAACAGCCGCTGGAATTAATCCTGATGTAGACTTTACCACAGCAGATAATATTGCAATATTAAATGCTGCAGATGATATGGGATCTATAAGTGAATCTAAAAGAGAAAAAGGTAATGCTGCAATAAATCTTATTATTAGTAATAAAGTAGCTGAATTACAAAGTATAAAAGATCAAACAGATAGATTTACAGCACAAACTGGTCTTGCAACTGCTCAAATGGAAGCTTATGGAGCATCAATACCAAAACGAATTATGGAAGGTACATTTGATGCTAATGATCCTCAATACTTAAACTTTATTAGAAGTCAAGAATGGGCTGAAACTTTTGCAAGATCATTAGACAAATCTGAAGATTTAAGTGACGCAATTAAAATAGGAAATGCATATATTGATGGTGCATTAAAAGTTATAAAACAAAATGATGCTAGATTAGATGAATTAAGTATAGATGATCCTGATGATGAAGCTGAAATTAACAGACTTCAAGAACAAAATAAAACTTTATATGAAATGATAACTAAACAATTAAATAACTTTTCTAGCAGAAGTAAAATTGTAGGATCGGAACAAGCAGCGAAAGATTTATTAAGTAAATTTAATGCTCAATATACACCACCTAAAAATCCAGAAATAACAAAGCCTATAAAAGACGACGATGACGATAACGATAATGATAATGAAGAAGTTGTTGATGAAGAAGTTGTTGTTGATGAAGTTAATATAGAAAAAGTATATTTAGATAAATATCAATTAACAGATACAACTGGTATGAGTACAGTAGAAGCAAGAGGAATAGAAAAAACTAATAAAAAGAATCAAGAAATATTAAATTTAATTGAAAATATAGATTGGAATAAAACTGTAGAAAAAATTAATAGTAAAGTTAAAAATAAGAGAGACAGAACTAATTTATTTAATACAATAAGACAAGGAAATATAACAGCTGCTTTAAAAAGATATTTAGTTAAAAAAAAATAGGAAAATAAATGATTAATGACAACCCACTCGAAGAAGGTGTAGACAATCAAAGAACTCAAGAAGATTTTATTTTTGAAGAATTAGCTGCACTTAATGAAGCAAGAAAAGCATTATTTGACGAATCCACAAGAGATTATACTAATGATTATAATACTGAACTAACAGATGATGAAGAACAAGATTATCAAAACTGGAAACGATTTGTACCAGAGTTAGATGAAAGTATTTATGATTACAGAGGTTTATATAAAGAAACTTTTGGTAGTCCTGTAAGATCTACTAGATTAAGTCCTAAATATCGTAAGCCAAGTCATATGGAATTTACTACAGATTCTATTTATAATGGTGCTGATGGTAATATAGGCGGTGCATATAAAGAAGATGGAACATTTGAAGTAGGTTACTCTAGTCCATATTCTACTGAAGAAGTAGAAAACTATTTTGGTATTAAATATCCATCTATAAATATAACAGATAACAGATCTCAAACATCTCAAGTAGATACATTAAGAGAAAAATTACAAAGTCCTGAAGGTTATTCTTATGTATTAGATGAAGCTGCTGCTTATAGATTAGCTAAAAGAAAAGGAGATAGAACTGCAGGAGAAAATATAAAGAAAGCATTTGATCCTACAGAAAAAAATATAGCTGGAAGAGTAGCAGGTATAACCGTAGGTGGTGCAATAGGTGCTGCTGCTGCAGCAGCAATACCTGTAGTAGGTATACCTGCTGTACTTGTTGGTATTATATTAACATCAGCAGGTGCTATGTTTGGAGATGCAGGTGCTGTTGCTTGGTCACAAAGAGACGAAGATGAAATAGAAGAAACATTATTGCGTTTAGATGCTGATGATTATGTTGATCCTATGGAAAGAGAAGCAGCTGAAAAAAAAGTAGCATCTTGGTATAATGATACTTTAATAGAAAAATATAGAGGTAATACATGGGGTGGTACTGTATCTGATGTATTTCTAGAATCATTACCTTATATGGCATCATTTTTAGTACCAGGTAGAGCATTAGCAGGTACTGTAAAACCTTTAAAAAAAGGAATTAGTAATAAAATAGCTTCTATTATTGAGTCATCTAAAGATGGAAAAACTATTAGAGGATTATATACTCAATTAAAAGGTGGTAAAGAAGTAATAAATGTTGCTAGTCCATTTAAAATAACAAAAGAACAATCTAAAGAAATTTTAAGAACAGTTAAAAAACTAGATGCAAAAGGTCAAAAAATACCAGCTGTTACTAAAAATCAAATGTATAGAAAGTTAATGGAGGATGCATTTCATAAAAATGTTTCTACTTTTGTAGCATCTAAAGGTGCTAGATTAAAAATAGCTGGTCCAGGAAGTTTATTAATTCAACAACCAAAAGTATTTAATGATTTAAAAAATGAAGAATTAGAATCTGTATATGTTGAAGATGGTAAGTTTAAGTTTGATAGATTTACAGGTGCAGATATAGCAAAGAAAGAAGCACAAGCTGTATTAGCTATATTAGTAGAAACTGTAGGATTTGATCTTGCTTCAAAATTATTTAAAAATATTGGAGTACATAAACTTCTTAAACCAGTTAAAGATAATGTAGTAAAAAGTAAAGCATACAAAACTTTAGGTGGTGCAGCTGTAGCTAAAACTACAAAAGATTTTTTTGATAATAATACTATTGGTAAATCATTATCTGGCAAAACACAGTTAATGAAAGACTTTAAACAAGTTTCTCAATACGGAAGTATATTTGAAGAAGCGGCAGAAGAATGGATTGAGATGACAACTTCTGCTATATTAGGTTTAGATTCAGATGAACGTAAGGCACAAGGAATGTCTTATGCAGAAAATCTAGTTGATAAAGCATTCTTTCCTGTATTACATCCTAAAGAAGCATCAGCAATATTAACAGCTGTAGGTATTATACCTGCAGGTGCAGGTGTTGTTAGTAAATTAAGAGGCGATACTTTACAAGAAGAATTTTCTCAACAAGTAGATATGTTAAATAACTTCTTATCATTTCAAGATAAAAAAGATTTTAGAACTGATGAAGAAGCAGCTGAAGCATTTGAACAAACAGAAGAGTTTGTTGAATCAATGTTAGACTTTGAAGCAAATAAAAAGTGGTATCAAAAAGGTATTGTTGGAGCTATATTAAGACCAGGTAAGCAACAAGAATATTTAGTACAACAAGGATTAAATATAGATAGTCTTTCTGATTTAAACTCTATAGTTAATAAACGTGCTGAAGAATTAGCAGCAGAAAG